ACGGCGACCAAGAAATTTACATCAGCGAATGTTTTGGCAAACGGTTTAACTATGAAGAAGTTATGTCGGATAGGTTCGACATTAACCAAATACAAAGTTAACTTAGAAACAAAGCGCGTTCATCGATGCGGCGGTTCTGTAGCCCCCTAAGAACCTTGCCGCCCGCCATGCAATATTTCAGTAGTTCTTCTGCCGCGCCTTCTTTATCGCCGCGTAATAACTTTTGGCGTAGCGTACTTCTTTGAAGTGTTCCCAAACCAACATTAAAAGCAAAACTGCATAGCCCGTCAAACATACCTTGTGTAAGTGGTACGGGGCAAAACTTTTCCACGCCGCGTTCAAATCTATCAAGGTCAGTTCTAAGAATTGCATTTACTTCATCCATTGAAAAGATGCGTTCATCTTCAGGGCGTAACGGCAACCCTGCGCGTTCTTCAATTTTTAGTTTGCCGTGTTCGGGATACATTACATGACCAATCCCGATTGTCCAAAGTTTAGCAGGGCATCTATACGGGCGTTGCCTAACCCCTTCGTGATGCTGAATCATCTTTATGGCTTTGTCGGAAACTTTCATTTTCCAAACGCCCTGCCGCCAAAGTGGAAAGCAATAATAGATGCAAACAATGCTTGCGTATCAGAATCCCAAAGCATTTCGGCAAGTTCTACAAATGTTGCACCCTGATGCCAACCGTAGGCAAACAAACCTACATCAACAAATAACAACAAGAAAAAGAAACCGTAAGTAATGACGGGTCGAACCGATGCGCGTAGGTTACGCATCCATTGCGATGTACCTTCATTCAAAGATGTATCGTGCGCGTAGATGGCTTGCATTTCCGCTTGTTGTGCGCCTATCAGGGCTTGCGTAGTGTTTGCCGCGGATTCAGTTGCCAGTTGTTCACTACGGATATGTTCTACGCGTTCTTGCGCTTCAAATCCCAACTTACGCATTTCTAGTTCGCGTTCAATTTGCAAACGCGCTAATTGCAGTTCGTGTAATTTGTCGGCTTTATCTTGAAAGAAATCAAGAATCTTAGGTAAGCCGCCCATCAGAAAAGAAATCAGGGTAGAAAGTAAAGTTAACATAATGTTCCTTAAACAAAAATCTGAAATCTGCGGCGGTCGGTGAACATTTCTAGTTCAAGTTGGTTAACCCGCGCCCGCTTGTTATAAAGTTCTACATCTAATTCGTGATTAACAGTTTCAACTTTATGCGCTTTTATTGCGTTGTCGTAATCTTCTTGTACGCGCTTAACCATCCTATCAAACGCTACAGTTTGTACATCATGCCGCGCTTGCACGGTTGGATACCATTTGCTTGGGATTATCATTTTTTTTCACGCGCAATTGCATCTTTGTAACCATGAATAATTAACGCCCTAGTTTCTGATGAATCTGCCGTACCCGCCCATTCAGCAATGTTGTTCCAAATAACTACATAATCCGATGCTTTGCAATATGGCGCATTGTTTTTTAGCCATTGAATCATTTGTTGATGGCGTTCTGATGGGTTGTGAATTGTGTAGCCAATGCCATAAAATTCCCGCACATGGCATCCATCTTTGGCGACCGCACCCGCAATCACCAATACAAATAAAAGTATGAGCCACTTCATTCATCTGCCATATCCGTTGCGGCTAGATTGATTCGCGTTTTAAGCGCGGCAATATCTTCTATTTTTTCTTTAAACCCAATGGCAACATAACCCGCAAACTTACCCATGTCGGGCGGGATGCTACCGCGGCACATAAACTTAACGCCTTGTTTAACACCCCATTCACCAACCTTAGATGACGGGTTAAATTCTTCGCATAGAACTTCGCCGTTCAGCATCGCAACCATTGCGCTATTTCTATCTGCGCTTGCGTTAAACAATGATGTAACCGTTCCTTCTATTTTCTTTTCACGCGTTCCATCGGCATTTAAGGCTAAAACAGTTGTGCGGGAATTGCTTGCTAAGTTTGCTTTGTGAATCAACAAAATCAACCCATCAACATCTTTCATCAATGATTGTGCGGGCGGGATTAAATCTTCTTGCTTTGCCAGTTGCGGCATCTTATCTTGCGTAGTAATCGCGTGTAGGATTACTTGCCGTGAATCCCAAGCAAAGTAACCCGCAAAGAAAAGAAACGATAAAAGAATTACCGTAAACAATTTAAACGGGTTATCAACCCATTCAATCAAGCCAATAATTTTGTCAACATTGGTTTGATTTTTAGGTTCGTGTTTGGGTTCGGGTTTAGGTTCAGGCGCGGGTTTAGGTTTTGGGGTAGAACGCTTAACGGCGGCTACCTTTGCAGGGGCTTTAACGGGTGTTTTAGCGGTTTTCTTAGCCGTGACCATACCAAGCCCTTATTCATTACTTTAAGTGTATCAAAGATGAATAAATAACGCCCGCCATGCCGATAAGCATAGCCCCGCAAGCCTTGATAATAATGCCTTCTAATCGCTTAATACGCGCACAAAGCATTTCATAACGCAATGTGCAAATTTCTTCATGGGCTTCTAACGGTGTCGGCATTTTCTACCTTATCAAAGGTTATGTAATCGGCATCCATAAATTGCATATTGTTTCGCAATCTTTGGTCATCAGGGGCTAATTTTATGGCTTCTACTAAAAGTTGTGTTGCTTCTTCTTTTAGTCCTAAATGCCATGCCGAAATGCTACCCAAATCCCACGGTTGTGCGCCCCAAACTTCAGGGTTCATTGTGTACACCAATTGTTTATCTTTTATTTCAAGTGCTGATTTTGCCGCAGAATAACATTCAACCCAAAGGCTACGGCGGTAGCAGAACATCGCCAGTTCGCACCAAGGTTCACGCGTATTAGGTGCTTCGGCAATTGCTAGGCGATACCATTTATGCGCTTCTACCGATTGTCCAAGTTCTTCATGCGCCTTACCTAACAAACGCATTGCATAGCACCGTTCGTTTTGCCAAGTGGCTTCGGGCATTGCAAGGTACTTATTTAAGGCGGTAATTGCATCGTGCCAACGCGCATAGAAAGTTAGTTCCCGTGCGTGATAGAACGCGTTACGGGGGCAATGCACATCTTCTTTAACCGCAAGTTCCAATAGCGGCATATATTGCCCGCGGGATTTTGTATTGTCGGGCAAATGCTTAACCAATAACATATCGGTATGCGCGTAAATTTCCGTGATGCGACCATCAGGGCGCGGGTATTCATGCACTGGATGCCAAAACCTATAACCGTGCCGTGAAAAAATCTTTTCGTAAAAGAAAGATATTCCGCAACCCCAATCAAATTTGTATCGCAAACGGGTTGTTTTATTTAGTTCCCAAACCCGTTCAATTTCTTCGCGCCAACCATCCATCAATACTTCATCAAGGTCTAGGCTAATTACTACATCAATATCACGCGGCAACAATGCCAAAGCCGCATTACGCGCTAAATCAAACCGCCAAGGGCTAATGCAAATGTCGTGAACGGTTGCGCCACATTCCAAGGCTAGTTTAACTGTATCGTCAGTTGAACCCGTGTCGGCAATACAAATCAAATCTGCATCTTTAGCAGAATCACAAAATCGCTTAACAAATTCCGCTTCGTTCTTGCTGATTGCGCTGATTGCTATTTTCATATTTTGTCCTATTCCATTCACCAAAATATTGTTGTTCGGCGGCTATTCTTGCATCGATGGCATCTTGTAAATCAACAAACCGCCCAATGTTAATTTGCTTAAAGTTTACTTTAATAATTGCCCGCCATTTGCCAGTTTGTTTGTCAAAACATACACCTTTAAAACCTGATGTATTGGCTTTTGATAGCCCAAGATTTTTGCCGTTTTGGTTGTTACTTGCTTCACGCAAATTGCAAATACGGTTATCCGTTCTGATGCCGTTGATATGGTCGATTTGGTCTTTGGGCCATTTGCCATAATGCAAAGCCCATGCAATCCTATGCGATTGCCAACGCTTTGGGCCTATGCAAATACCCGCGTAGCCGCTATGCAGTAGCGTACCCGCTTCTTTCTTTTTGATGCGCCCCTTACCTTTAGCAACCCATCGGATTACGCCAGTATCAGGTTCATACGAAAGCAATGATTTAAGTTCATCTATATTCATGCTTTCAATTATGCCACATTATTCTAATGTCATTGGCACATAGTCGGGATTATTAGGAAATGCGCTAAAGGTTCGCGGTTCTGTAATCGTACTTGGCAAATCGCGTAATGCTTGGCGGTATGTTGCCCATTCTGTTTTCTTAGAAATGGTGCAATCGACCGCTTGTGTCCAATCGCAAGAATTTAACAGTTGGTTGCGTGTTGCGCGAATGTTAGCCATTGCAGAATCTTTAGCCGCTTGGATTTCTTCAGCGGTTAGGCTTTCAACTTGTACCATTGATACAAATTTGCCATCATCATAAGCCGCACATTGAACTAACTTTTGTGTCAGTCGGTCATGTTCTTTAAACAATGTAACTTTCTTTGCGTTGTTTTCAATTAAAAATTCATTGCTTGGGCCATTAGCACTAAACGATGTATTGGCAAACAATTCGCGGTAATCGCCTACTGTAATTGGGTTTGTCAAAATTGCAATTTGCATGATGTTTCCTTAGTATGGGCCAGTATTGGAAAATGCCGCAGTTGGCGGTGTGAAGTTTGCCGTGTACCGAGCATAGCCTTTGGTGATGCGTAGGTCATCAATGTAGCCGTTTAAATATTCTGAACCGCCATTGTTTGAAGCAATTGCAACTATTTTCTCAGGAATACTTGTTGTAAATGATGCTGTTGAACCAACTTGAGTGCCGTTTAAAAACAAGCGAACAGAACCACTTGACCTAGTGCAAGCAAAATGAGTCCAAGTAGAAATAGATGCAGTACCACCTGAAGTTACAACTCCACCACTTGCATAAAATTCAAGCGCAGCATTTCTAAATGCAAGACTGTAATGACCAGTAGTGGCATCACTTCCAGAAATCCTAATAGAAACTAATGTTTGAAATCCAGAAACAGAATTTAAATAAACCCAACCTTCAATTGTAAAGTCGCCTGTTCCAAAACTTAAATTAGGACTTGATGGTGCAATAAGATTATCCCCTGTCCCATCAAATGCCAAAGACCCTGTTCCATATTTCACCACGCTTGTAGAAATCTGTGCGTTACCCACAGTTTCTAAGTCGTTCATCATGGCATTGTCAAAGATTGCGCCATTGGTAAAATTTGTTAGCAATGATGTTCCGCTGATAGCGGTTAAAGGTGTTGTTGGCGGTGTAAAGTTTGCGGTGTAAACCGCAGTACCTTTAACCACTCTCATGTTACTCATATAGCCTGAATAATCATAATTCGCTGAAGCAAGACTAACCGAATCACCAATGCCTATGCCTGTTGATGTATCTGTCAAATTATTGGTAAATGCAACACCCGCAGGGCTAACACCATTTACATATATTTTTAAACTACCGCTAGAACGAACCCATGCAATATGATTCCATTGATTTAATGTGGTTGTTGTTGCACCGTAAAATCCATTTGAATAAATTGTTGCGTTTCCTCCATATTTAGTAATAAAAATAATTGCGTTACCACTTATATGAGGCCCAAGTTCTAATGCCGTTGGATATGTGTTATCAGCAGTTTGGTAAAACCACCCTTCAACTGTAAAATCACCAGTACCAAATTGAAATGCCGCATTGCTTGCTAAAAATAAATAATCACCACTACCATCAAAGTACCCTGACCCACCAATCACGCTTGTTGAATAGGCGGTAGAAGTACCAAATGGGTTGAAGCGTTGAACGCTTGGTGTGCCTGTGGGTGTTACTGTAAATGCGTTTGCGCTATTGTCAATAAATCGATTGCTTTGGCAAGTCAGTAAAGAAGTATTTGTGATTGCGATAAGTGGTGCAGTAGGCGGTGTAAAGTTTGCCGTATAAACTGCCGTACCTTTGACCATTCTAAAATTAGAAATGTAACCTAAACAAGCCTCGTTATTTGTATCGTGAGTTGCAGTTCCTATTGAAGTCGCGGTAGATTGCGTTAAAGATGATGAATTTGTAACACTAAAAACACTTGTGCCATTTACATAAATAGAAACTGTAGTGCCACTTCTGACCACCGCCACATGATTCCATTTGTTTAATACAAAGTTGCTAGATGGATTCCAGTCGTAGCCTGTATTATTAAAATAAAAATTATCTGACCCTGCGGCTCTATATCTTAATAAAAAACCGCCATTAAATGAGCCAATTGAAAACAAAGAATTGTTTGAAAAAGTTGCGCCAGTCATATAAAACCAGCCTTCAACGGTAAAATCTCCTGTTCCAAATTGCAATGCAGTATTGTTAGCAACTTGCAAATATTGAAAAGAACCACTAGATTGAAAGTAATTAGACCAATTAGACCCATAAGGAGAGAAAGAACCTTGCGTTGTGTTGCCGTTGCGGGTAATGCTGAAGTTGTTTGTACTGCTATCTAAAAATGTATTGTTCTGTGCGCCATTAGTCCCATCACCGTGCAATAGCATAGTGACATAGTTAAATTGTGGGTCAGGTGCAACGCCTGATGATGCAGTTTTAGATGCGGCAAACATTAAATCCCCTTATGGTGTGTAGTTCTGTGAAACAGTTACGCCATACCAATTCGTTCCATCGCTAAAAAACGAATAAATATCTTGCCTACTAGCGGTTGATGTAATCGTTGGCGCAGTACCACCCGCCCATTTAACCGTTGACCAAGTAACGGTGCGCGAACCCGTTGCATCTTGCTTTAAAAACATGATGAACGATTTACCGCTAACCGCAGTTGGCATGGTAATCGTTGCGTTGCCCGTTAGGGTAATAATCTGAACCGTACCATTGGTTAACGCCAAAGTAATTGCGGTTGAACTATTAGCAGAAAACGGGGTTTCTACATAGTTAGTTACTGTTGGGTTTGTCAATGATGGCGTATTGTTAAACACCAAAACACCCGAACCCGTTTCATCCGATACAACGGAAATTAAATTTGCGCTTGTTGGCGTTCCTAGCCAAGTTGCAACGCCAGTTCCTAAAGATGTAATGCCCGTACCACCATAAGCGGCGGCTAAAGGCGTTGGCAATTGAATACCATCACCCGCTTGGGTTTCTTGAATTGTTGTTCCGTTAAGAACTAAAGGGTAACGAGTTGCCATATTTCACCTCAATAAACTGGAACATTTGTTGTGACTGTGCCGCCAAACTGCAAAATAGGAATGTAACCGCCACTAATTAAAACTTGAATAACAACGGTTGCATAATTTAGAACGGGCAAATAAGTAGCAGGGGTTGCGCCCGTTGCACCAGTTGGACCTGTAGGCCCTGCAACACTTGATGCCGAACCAGTAGGCCCTGTTGGGCCGTTTGCACCCGTAGAACCCGTTGGCCCGACAACGCCTTGAACGCCTTGAATTCCCTGTATGCCCTGCGGTCCTGTCGGGCCTACATCGCCCTGAATTCCCTGTGTGCCTGTTGGTCCTGTCGGGCCTTGAACGCCTTGTGCGCCTGTACTGCCCGTAGGTCCTGTTGGCCCGACATTACCTTGTGCGCCCGTATCGCCTTGCGGTCCTGTCGGGCCTTGGATACCTTGTACGCCTTGGATGCCCTGCGGTCCTGTTGGCCCAACCACGCCTTGCGTTCCTTGTGCGCCAGTAGGTCCTGTTGCACCTACATTGCCTTGCGGTCCTGTAGGTCCTGCAACGGTTGAATCTGCCCCTGTCGGCCCTGTCACGCCTTGGATGCCTTGTGCGCCCGTAGGCCCTGCTACGCCCTGAATTCCTTGAATACCTTGGTCGCCCTGTATGCCCTGTGGCCCTGTCGGTCCTACCACGCCCTGAACACCTTGGCTACCAGTTGGGCCTGTATTGCCTTGCGCCCCTGTAGGTCCAGTTGGTCCTACTGCACCTTGCGTTCCAGTTGGGCCAGTTGCGCCTTGCGCCCCCGTAGGCCCTGCTACGGTGCTTGCCGCGCCCGTTGGCCCTGTTGGGCCTGTTGCCCCCACTACGCCAATAGATTGAATAACGGCAATTAAATTGTGATTGTTAGCAAAACCAGTTGTACCCGTGCCGCTAGATGTTGACAAAGTAACGGGGCAAGTAATTGAACTGTTTGGAACAACTACGGAATCTGAAGATAAAACCCATTTTTGATAATTGTTTGAATTATTTGCATCTTGCAAAATGACGCTATCGCCCGTTTTTAAGAATCCCAAGAACAAATCAACATCAATGCCGTTACTTGTTAAGTGGCTAAAGGTAAGAGTAGTTGCTGAAGTTTGTGTAGCGTTATTCCAATAGACATGACCCGATGTAGGTGTACCTGAAAATTGATTTGTGTCGGCTTGATATTGGTAATAAGAAGATGATTGACCATCAGCACCCGTTGCACCCGTAGGGCCAGTTGGCCCTGCTACTGTAGATGCCGCGCCCGTTGCCCCTGTAGGCCCTGTTGCACCCGCAACGCCCGTAGGTCCTGTTAAACCTTGTGCGCCCGTTGGTCCTGTTGCGCCTACCGCACCTTGCGAACCAGTTGGCCCTGCAATACCCTGCAACCCTTGTTCGCCCTGAATTCCCTGAATACCTTGTGCGCCAGTTGGACCTACCGCACCTTGTATGCCCTGCGCCCCTGTCGGGCCTGTAGGCCCTGCAACCGTGCTATCTGCACCCGTAGCACCCGTTGGACCTTGTGCGCCATTGCTTCCCGTAGGACCTACAACGCCTTGCGTACCCGTTGGGCCTGTCGGACCTTGTGCGCCAACATTGCCTTGCAAACCCTGTGGGCCAGTTGGCCCTGCATTACCCTGAACGCCCTGCGCCCCTGTAGGCCCGACCGCGCCCGTTGGTCCTGTATTGCCATTAACACCATTTGCACCCGTAGGGCCTGTCGCACCCGTATCGCCCGTAGCACCTTGCGCCCCTGTCGGACCTGTAACGCCTTGTATGCCTTGAACACCTTGGATGCCCTGAATACCCTGCGGGCCAGTTGGCCCTATTACACCTTGTGTACCCTGTGCGCCTGTTGGACCTGTAGCCCCCGTAGGACCTTGAACCGTAGATGGCGCACCTGTTGCACCTGTTGGTCCTGTCGCACCAGTAGCCCCCGTTGGGCCTTGCACCGTGCTTGGCGCACCAGTAGCACCAGTAGGGCCAGTTGCGCCCGTAGGTCCTTGGTTGCCTTGTGGCCCTGTTGGGCCTGTAGCCCCGCTAATCGCCCTATCAATCCTTAAATCAATGCGGGGTTGCGGCGTTACTTGTAGATTTACATTGTTGCCATCTTGAACGGAAACTTTAATGTTGCTCATAGGACAATCACCCCATCGCTACGCACCAAGAACAACAAGAAAATAATGGAATCATCCGCAGGGGTTGAACCCGATACGGGAAAACTTACCTTAACGCGACCTGAGTAACCCACGGGGTCAACGGCGTTAATTTCTAATTCGGGGTCATTGCTCATTAGCGACCATGCACTAGCATCAATTACCAATGTACATGAACCCGCGGCGGCAACAATGTTAGTAATCGTTAACGGAATCGCGGCGGGCGCAGGGTTGTAATCGGCAATGTCAAAAGTTAAGCCATTGCGCGTATCAATGATGTTGGATAGTTCACGGCGAACAATTTGGGCGTTAAGGGTTGCGCCTGTCAAATCAACGGGCAATCCATTAGCAGAATTGGTAAATGTCAGATTCCAGTAGGTTTTCTGATTCCATACCAATTCGCCCGCAAGAATGGGGTTGTCGAATCCGCTTACTTGTGCAAGGGTATTCTTGTTGAAAATCGCCATAGCGTTCCCTAAACTTAGTTAGAACATCCGCGTTTCCCGCGGTCATGGTGTATTGTCTTTTGGCTATCTTATCAAGATTGATTTAATAAATCAATAAAATGCCACAAATCATCATTGAAATAAGTTTCCGCGGGCTTGCTTGTATTCCATAATGGGTTTGCAGAATTTAGTTCAATATACATATCATCCAAAATTCTGTAGGTTTGAAATTGTTGTGGGTTTACAAACTTGCCTTCATCATCAATTACACCAACAACAACATTGATTAGTTTTGATTCGGGAAATTCTTGTATTGATTGAATTTCTTGGCGAACTTGTTTAGCGGGAATGTTAATTTCGCGGGGCATATTTTAACCTTTCAATTGTGCTTCTAGGGCTTCTACTTTGGCGGTCAATTCTTGAATTGCTTTAGTCAAAACCGCTACATAAGATGGGTAATGAATTGTTTTAAATCCAGTTTCATCGCCTACTTTCCAATCGGGTTCATGGTAAACCAATGATGAACCAAGCGGAATAATTTGTTCTACTTCATTAGCAATAAATCCATAACCTTTTTGGTGTTTAGGGTCTGCTTTAAGTTTGTACGAAACGGGGCGCAATTGTTTAACAAAAGCCAAACCCAAATCGCTATCGGCAATTTCTTCTTTTAACCGAATATCTGATGGGCTTGTTGTTGTTACTTCAATTGTTACGATGTTGCTTGTGCCTGATGTAGCAACATAAGCACCAACAATTCCTGTTGAACCACTACCAAGAATATTTAATCCTGAACCACCCGCGTTTGCAACGCCCGAATTAGTTGGAAAAATTCTAGCCCATGAACTTGCAATAACACCGCCTAAATAATCCGCGTATGTTGCGTTGGTTGCAAAACTTACTGCCCCCCATGTGCCGTTTCCACGCAATACATCGCTTGAACTTCCAGTAGGAACAGCAATGGAATATGTACTCCATTTAAAAATTCCATCACACCAAACGGCAGGGCCGCCACCTAAAGAAATTCCGTAAATTCCTGGGCCTGTGCCATACGCAACACCGCCTACGCCTGTACTATTTGTTGAATAACCATAGCCTCGCACACCAATACCATTTGTAGTGTCTGAATTACCTTCTACACCGTGCTGACCTCCAAAACCATATACGCCAACGCCGCCTGTTCCTAAAGATTCTCCACGAATACCAAACGCCGTATTTGAACCAACGCCATAAACCGCCGCGGTTAATACAAGCGGACTATATGGGCTATTGTCAGCATAAGCAATAAGTCCATAGCGTTGACCAAAAGTCACATTGGCGGTAATTGCGCTTGTTCCCGCAGTTGTAGTTACTGCGCCATTAAATTTAGCCGAACCAGTAATTTCAATGTTTGAACCACCGCTAATATTTCCGCGAAAAAATCCATTATTGAAATACGCGTTTCCTGTATCCCTTTGGATTTGCCAACCTGAAGTATTTAAAACATAGTTGTCAGATTGAACTGTTGTTGGAATACCTTGCGTTAAATAAGGTGCTGACCATGTTGTTTGATTTGTTGATGCTACATAAGTTCCATCAATTGCCCACAATGATTGACCGCCTGTAGGCGCGGTAATAGTTCCCGCCCATGCAACGCTTGTAGGGAATGATGAATTACCAGTTGTCGGATTTGGCGAAACACTTGGTGCGGCTAATGATTGCGATTGCGTGTAATAAGCAATCCTAAAACTATTACCTTGGTTTCCTGTCGGGCCTGTTGTTCCTGTAGTTCCTGTTGGCCCTGTTGCGCCATTTTGAAAACTTAGCGTTGGTGTAGTCCAAGTTAACGATGAATCTGTACCAGTTGTTCCCTGAATAGATGCTACTGCCCTTGATGTATAAACGGGGTCAGTTCCACTAGGAACATAAAAAAACCAACTTGTTGGGGCAGTTAATGTTTGCGTTGTAAAGTTATAACTGCCGCCAGTTGGCGTAGATGGGGCAGATGTTGCCCTGATATAAATTAAAAGTTCTGCAACCGACAAACCATCAGTTCCATTTTGACCTTCAATCAAAAGCGGCGTTTGCCATGTGTAGTTTGTGCCAGTTCCCGTATTTGTACCGACCGATGACCAAATAGGGTCAGTTCCCGCGGGTACTGAATTAACATCAGAATACCAAGTTGCGGGCGTTCCTACTGATGGTGATGGCGTTGCGGGTTGCGTTGCTGAACGCTTAAAAATAATATCAACTGAATCACCGCTACCGCCTGTAGTGCCTGTAGCACCAGTTGGGCCTGTAGGCCCTGCGCCCGCCACGGGATTCCAAACCAATGCCGCGCTAATTGGGCTAAGTGTTGATGTGGCTACATCATTACCAACATTGTAGGCAAAGTAATAAGTTCCCGTGTTTAGCGTAATGTTTGCAAAAGTGTAATAAGCCCCATTGGTAACGGGTTGACCATTAGTTGTAGATGCGTTAGCAACCAATTTCCAATCAGCGGCAGTTGGCGTTGCGCTTGTAGTCCAAAACAAATTACCAAATGTTACGCGACCCGTTGTAGGAATAAAAACTTGAACATTGATATATGGAATTGTTGCGCTTGGAAATCCCGTAACTGTAGGTGCGGCTAATGGTGAAAAATAACTTACCGATGGCAAGCCCGAATTAGGTACGGGCGTAAATTGCGTAATGTCTTGGTCATCATAAACTTGCGCGTTGTATTCTGACATTTCCAATTTTGCGCCTAGCGAACCATCGGGTAAAGATGCTTCATTAACTTTCATCACGCGGAAAAGTTTTGCGTTCCATCCGTAATCAGAATTGGTAACGCTAACTACATCGCCCGCATCTACTTGGATGCCGTAGTAGGTAGTGCTGAAAGAAACAATTAAATCTTCGCGGGCTTGTTCCAACAAACGATTGGCAAGGTAATGCGCTTGCACCGAATCGTTAACCATGTCATAAGTTATTGAATACTTGTTAACGGGTTCATTGGGATACAGTAAACCGCTAGGCGTTTCAATGTTTACAAATGCGGCTTGGTCGCGGTTTTCTTTAAATGGGAATCGCGCTTCAACTTGATTTATTGAAGATGTAATGTCGGTTGCACTAACGCGGATTTCGCCAATGATGTTATTGTCGTTAAAAGCATAAGCGGTAGATTCGGCTTTGTTAATAACTACCGACCATTGACCCAAAGCGGCGTTGTATGTCATCCATGAATCGCACGATGACATGATGCGGTCAATGTTTGAAAGAACCGATTGCCCTGCATCTAATACGCCGTTAATACGATAGCGCGGTTGCGTAGCAGGGTTGCCGCTTGAATTAGTAAATGTAATGTTTTGGTCGCCATACGCGTTTAATGCGGTTGCGCTTGTGCTATTAACAAACGCGGCATCTACTGCACCGCCGTAAACTGAATTTGTGATGTAGTCATACCAAACATCACCCGCTTTGGCTACGCCTGTGCCGTTTAGTGTGTGACTAACTTTAAATGTAATAGGCGAAAGTTGCGTAGTGTCGGCATCTTGGTTGTAAATCATTTTCACAATTGCAAAAGCCAAGCCGTTCATTTGTCGCGTTCCTGTCCAACGCTGACCAACGGCAATATCAGAACCGCCCATAACCGTACTAGGTGCGGATGCACCGTTTGTAGATGTGATTACACCCGCCGCAGTAGATTTATAAAGATTGATGTAAAGATAGCCGTTAATCTTTGTGTTTACATTGCCCGCGCCATCGGTAAGGCTAACTACTTTAGTTAAATCTGAACTATCAAATGTAATTTTTCTATCGCCAAAATACATATTGCTTGTGTCGTATGTAAATTGACCATTTGGGCTAATACTAGAAATAGCCAAAACATAATACATTGTTGTTTGGTCGGGGTAAGAAAGTACCGCATCAACAAATGTGCCGCCCATGTAGGCATTGCCATACGCAATAGGAATTGCATTAACTGCGCTTGGCGGTACTTGTTGCCTTACGCCCATGTCTTGCTGAGTTTCGGGGTTATCCGCAAACATACGGGTAACAATAAATGAAACCGCAAAGTTAACAACAAATGTAGCCGCTACAACGCTTATGCCAAAACCTGATGCAACCGCGGCAATTAGTGTACTAACCATTTTTTATTCCCTAACAAAAGTTGCGCCAAGGGCTTTGTAACCCCTGCGCGTGTAATCAATCAACGGCCCGTTAGCAGAAATTGAAGTGCAAACAAAATCTACATCACCCGCTTTTAACATTTCCTTTGCGCGTTTATCAAACGCTTTCCAAAGCCTACCGCCAACCGTACCATTTCGATGTTCAGGTTCAACCCACCACAATAGTTCGTTTAATTCTTTCACTTTGGGCGACCAAATGTTAGAAGTTTTGTAAGCCACGATTGCACCTCTAAGATGCGAGTCCACAAAAATAAACCCACGCCCTTGAATAATGCTAAACAATAGTTCTTCAACATAGCGGGGAAAGTGATTACACGGTTCGCCAAGTTTTTTAATTGGGTTTTCATAGGCGTATGCCTCCACTATTTCTAACAATCTTGGTATGTCATATCTTGTCGCTTGTCTTATCATGGTGCGTCACCACCTCCTGTAGAACTAGCATCCATTGTTACTGTAGTTTCGCTTGCTTGTGTTTGTGTCATTGGCGGTGCGCCAAAATCAAAATAGGTATTTGCAATTTGTGCCACACGGTTCATTGAAGTATCGCCCGCATAAATAAATTGCCAATTATTCTGATTTGTTTTTACGCCCGACAATCTATTTTCCAAAATGCGGCGCATCGATGAACAAGAAATAGAACAAGTTGCAATTCGTGTACGGGCTTCAGAATTAAAATCTTCTGTAATTGAAACGCTATTGATAATGCCTTGATAGCGTTTAAAAAATTGCGTTGTAGGCGTTGTAATGATTTGATTGTTACTGTCAAAGAACCCGCGCCAAACTTCTACCAAAGAACCTTTAATATCATTGCCAAGAATGATACCTACATTGGTTGGGTCAATACCCGTTAACGCAATAGTCATGTCATCCGATGTTGCCTTAATGTCGCGCTGAACATCGCCAACATTTAGCAACGCACCAAGATTAGCAAAGGTAATGCCGCCAACGGTAATAGGTGCGGCGGCGTTGCAGAATGTGTAAACCGTAGCGGCGTTGCCAACGGTAAGTTTTACAAATTCTGCATGGTTGATTTGTGAACCAGTTACGGCGTTAATTGTTGTCATGTTATGTACTCACGAAAAACAAAAGGCGCATCCCATTGCACAAATGCGCCATCCGTCATTGGGTTAAGTGTATAGGTTGGGCATGATTCTGCAACAATTGTAAATGTGCAAGCATTACCTACATAAACAGTTGTACCTGATGATGGCGTACCAATCAACGGGCGATTGATGCCTACTGATGAACCCGCGCTATCGGCGGTTATCTTGTAGGTGTATCCGTTAATCATAATAAAATCACCCGCTTTAAATGTGCCGTTAGAAGTTAAAGCAAGTGTTTGCGTATTAGCCGCGGGCGTACCGTTTAAAGTTGCCGCGGTTGCCGTGCCACGCATTTTATTAAACCAAGATAGATTAGAACTATTAAAAGTAATAGTTTCAGGTAGTTGCCTATCTTTGTTATCAATGGCTTGGATAATATCTCGAACTTGTGGATAGTAAAGATAGGCATGGGGTTGAATAGTAAAAACCCAAGGCACGGCGGTTAGGTATTGCGCCACGGTGATATAACCCGAACGCGCTACTTGTTGTCCAACCATACGGCGGTTGTTTACCGTCATGGATTGTTGTATATCAAAGATGGTTTGGAAACTCATGCCCGACCCCTATTCACCGCCAACGATTTATTGGCATACTGATTTGCCGCCCAAATCGCGTTAGAACTACCGTATAGGCGTTCTTCAAACGATTTGGTATCAATGGCGTTAATGTAGTTGTTTGTAACCATCGTAGTACCGCCCGCGCCCGCTAAAGCATGGTTCGGAATTACTGTACCTGATGAACGGGGTACAAACAGTTCAGGCCCGCGTTCCCCGACCACATAAGGCGTATTGGCATTAGCAGAACCGCCTTCTGCTAAGAACCCGCCAAGGTCTTGATTGCCAAAGGCGTTGCCAGTACCAAAGCCGCCGCCCGCGTACATCCCAAATAATTGTTTAAATATTCCTGTAGCCGATGCGCGTAATTGAATAGCAATCAAATCTTGAATGATGCTACGCGCCAAACTCTTAAACGATAACTTGCCCGTGCGAACAAAGTTATCTAACGCGCTTTCCATGTTGCCCATTACGGATTGAAACGCCTTTGCGCCGT